GCCATCGCGGGATGGGGCGAGGAAGTCGGCGACGCCAGCGGCCCGGTGGAATGCAACGAGGCGAACCTGCGCCTGTTCGGCCGCAACCAGGCCGTCAACATCATACCCTGGATCGTCGAGCAGGCCACCAGCCTGGACCAGTACCGCATCGAAGAGGAAGACGCCGCAAAAAACGCCTGACCGCCCGCGCGCGATGGGAGCGCGAGATCGGGTGGGAGTACATCAAAGGCATCCAGTCGTCCGGGCGCGAGGTGCACCCGGACGACTACCCGCCCGAGCTGCAATGGGAAGAGGCGGTGTGGTGGCTCTACGAGCGCATCCGTACCCAGTGGCGCACCGGCGGCATGGGCGGCGCAGTCGGGCTGGACTACAACCCGGCCATCGCGCTGATGCAGTCGCTCGGCTGGCCGCTCGATCTCGGGCTGGAGCTGTTGCAGGCGGTGGAATTCGAGATGTTGCACAGGCCAACGGAACCCCCGTCCGCATCGTAATCTGCGCGCCACTTTCCAGCCTGTTTTTGGCTTGCCTGCGCCGCTAATCTGCGGCACATGGGCAACTCCAATTCCAACGTCAAGGTAGACATCACCGCCGATGTGTCCGGGTTTAATTCCGGCGCTGCGGAGGCCGATGCGAAGCTCAAACAGCTTGCCGCATCGTTCGACAAGACCGGCCAGGCTGCGCGCGCGGCCAACGAACCCATCAACGCCGTCGAGGCCTCAGCCAACAAGCTGGGCGCCGCCATCTCCATTGCATCTAAAGCCGGGTTGATCGCTGGCGCAGGTTTTGCCGCGGCAGGCGCCGCCGCTTTTGCGCTGGCGAAAGGGGCGATCGATGCGGCCGACGAGCTGCACAACCTGCATCTGCAGACCGGCATCGCGGTCGAGCGGCTGGCAGGGTGGGATGTGGTGACCAAGCAGAGTAATACCAGCGTCTCCTCGTTGGCTCAGGAGCTGAAGAGCGCCTCAAACTACATGGTAGACCACGGCGACAAGCTGCAGGCGATGGGCATCCATGCCAAGACCAGCGAAGAGCTGCTGTTCCAGCTCGCCGGGATACTCTCCCGCCTTCCGGCCGATGATCCGCGCCGCGTAGCGCTGGCGATGGACGTGCTCGGCAATTCTGCTCAGGATCTGCTGCCATTGCTTTCCGAGGGAGAGGCCGGGCTGCGCGCCATGCTGGAGCGCGGCATGGAACTGAACCCGATCACCGCGGAGATGGCGAAGGAAGCCAACCTGTTCAACAGCCATCTGGTCGAATTCAACCAGTTGGCGAAACAGTTCGGCATCGGCATTGCCACCTACATGCTGCCGAACCTGAACGACCTCCTCGAACAAATGCTGGAAGGGCAGAAGACCGCAGGCGGATTCTGGAGTGCACTATTCCAGTTCGGCACCATGAACCCGTTCAGGACACCCGAGGAAAGCATCAAGTCCTACCGCGAGGAGATCGCCGGGCTGCAAAAAGACCGTGAGCGGTTCCTCGGCATGAATGCGCCGACCACATCCATCGACATGGCGATCGAGGGTTTGCAGAAGAAGCTCAAATTTGCCGAGTTTATGCAACGCCAGGGAACATCTCCCGCGAGCAAACCTGAAGGGCTGAGCGTTGCAGAACAAGCCTACCTCGACCCGTACATTCCCACCGGAACCCCCAAGGCTACCAAGCCCCGGCGTGTCGCCGACCCCAACGCCAGCGCCGTGGCGCAGATCCAGATGGAGGCGTTCCGTGCGGAAATGGAACTGATGGGCGTCTCCGCCGAGCAGGTCAAGGTGTACGAGATGGCGATGAAGGGCGCCACCGACGAGCAGATCAGGAATGCGCAGGCCGCAGCCGACGCCATCACGCCGATCAAGGCCGAGATGGAGGCGCGCAAGCAGGCGAAGAAGGGCATGGAGCAAGCCGAACGCGACCACGCCAAGGCGGTCGAGGATGCGAACAAGATCATCTACGATATTGATCCGATGGCGAAGCTGCAGGCCGAATGGGAGAAGCTCAACGCGCTCAAGGAGCAGGGGCTACTCACCGACGAACAGGCCGGGCGGGCGTACCAAAAGACATTCAAGGATATGAGCAAGTCCGGCAAGGATTCGTTTGCCGAGCTCTCGCGCGCAATCGATGGATGGGGGAAGAAGGCGTCGGAGACTTTTATCGATTTCGCGTTTACCGGCAAGGCAAGCGTTAGCGACCTGATCTCTCACATGGCGCGCGAATTCGCGACCATGCAGGCTTACAACAATATATTCCAGCCGGTGTTTTCTGCGGGGGGCGATTTATTCGGCGACCTGCTCGGCGGGATGTTCGGCGGCGGCGGTGGAAGCTCGATGGCCGGGTCGGGCAGCGCCAACGACGTGCTGGCGGCGATGGGGGCGAACAGCTTCGCGGGCGGCGGGTATACAGGCTCCGGGTCGCGCTCCGGTGGCATCGACGGCATGGGAGGCTTCCCGGCCATCCTGCACCCGAACGAGACGGTGATCGACCACGCGCGCGGGCAGTCGGGCGGCGGCGTCGTGGTGCAGAACAACATCCAGGTGGTCAATGCGCCGGGCACGGCGTCCCAGATCGAGCAGCGCCCGAACAATACCGGCGGCATGGACATCGCCATCATCATCGAGCAGATCGAGGGCGGCATCGCGCGCAACGTGTCGCGCGGCACCGGCGCGCTGAACGGCGCGCTCACGCAGACCTTCGGCCTCAACCGCGGCGCCGGGGCGCTGCGATGAAAACGTCCTTCACGTTGAGGAGAGGGTAAATGCCAACCTGGCCTTCATCCCTACCCGCGCCGCTGCTCACCGGCTACGAGATCAACCCTGAAGACCCGATCCTGCGCACGCAGATGGACGCCGGGCCGGACCGGGTGCGGCGGAAATTCACCGCGATCCCGTCGCGCATCCCGGTGCGCTGGCGCTTCACCCAGGCGCAGTTCGCGCTGTTCGAGGCGTGGCACAAGCTGGAGGCGCTTGACGGCGCGGCGTGGTTCAGCATCGCGCTGGCCAACGGCCTAGGCTTTCAAACGATGGAGGCGAAGTTCGTCAAGCCGCCGAAGAAGGCGCCGCTCTCCGGCATGAACTGGGAGGTGAGCGCTGAGCTGGAAGTGCGCGCGCTGCCGGTCATGACGCAGGAATACCTCGACGCCGCGCTGGCGTATGAACCGAACGAGATTGTCTACGCCGACCCGCTGTTCAACACTTTGGTCAACACCACCCTGCCGGCGGCGGGATTCTAGGAGGAAACATGTCACTGAAAACATCGATCGACAGCTTGGTCGCCAACGTCAACGCTTTCATCGCCCAGCTCGGCAGCCTCAATGGCGCGGTCCAGCAGGCGCAGAATTCCGCAGCAGACGCTGCACAGTCAGCAGCCGATGCGGTGGCTGTGGTCACTGGCGGCACTGCATCACTTACGCCATCACCTGGGAAGATCCCGTTGGGCGATGCCAATGGGCTGATCGATGCGAAGTGGCTGCAAGATGTCGGCTTCGCGCGCCGCGCGTTGGCACAGGCCATTGAAACAACCTACGCCTCGACTGGCTCGACCGGGATCTCGGTACCGGACAGCGCGCACCTAGATTTTGGCCCGGGAAATTTCACGATTGTGTTGGAGGTGGCGCTACCGGATTGGACGCCGACCGGCGAGACAGCAATCGTCAGTAAGTATAATGCGAACGTCGGTTTTTCGCTGAGTGCGAATACCAATGGCACGCTCAAGCCGTACTTGAATGCCATCGCACTTGGCAATTCCGCGGCGCACGGCTTTGCGGACGGCAGTATGCATCAGATCGTGATGGTGGTCGTGCGCGAGGCCGCGGCGGTAGCCGGGTCGCTCACGTTCTATTGCGACGGCATTCAGCTCGGTGCGCCCATCGCGATTCCTGCCGGATCTCCGGCAAGCGTTGATACCGCCAGCATGCTGTATCTGCTCGGGCATGCTGCGGCGCGCAACGCTGGCACACTCAAGCAGTTTCTGGCGTACAACTGCGCGCTCAGCGCCGCCGAGGTGCTCTACCTGTACCGCAACGGCGTGTCGTTCGCGGATAAATGGGGAAGTCAGACAGCGCAATACACAAGCAACTTCACGGCCGGCGTGGATGGATGGGGCGCGGTGCACGGTGTGGCGGCGGGAAATATTGACGCGATCGGAGGTCTTAACGATTGGCTGAGCCTGACCGTGGATTCTGGCGCTGGGACGCACTATATTGCTAAGGCTGTTCTAACTCAGTACAAGAGATATAAGCTTTCATGCAAAGTATATATCCCATCGTCTTCTGCTGTCGTCGACCGGGTGCTGGTTGTTGCTGGTGGTGTATTGACTATAGGGTCTATTACCACAAAAGATGCGGTTGTTGATTTTTCGGCAGAATTCACAAATGTTGATGTGGCGTCTCTGTACTTCTACGCATCATCTGCATCCGGGGACAGCTACACAGGAAATGGAACAGACGTTATATACATAAGAGATATAGTGTTAACCGAAATTGGCGCCACCCTCGCCCTCGAGCCGGAGGGAATCCAGCCAAACCAATGGCACGATTCCAGCGCCAACGACCTGCACGCCTCGTACCCATCTGTCGGCGCCTCGCTGGCGCGATTCAAGGAAACCGGCCAATACAACTGGACGACGCCGATCACCGGCGATACCACGCTCACTGGCATCGTGCCGGCCGGCTACGAGCTGGACAAGATCGTGTTTCTTAACTCGACCGCGAATGCGGTCTCCGTGCGGCTCGGCACCACGGCAGGCGGCGCCGATGTGTTCGGCCTGACCGCGCTCAACACCTCGGCCACGCTCGGCGGCTTCAAGACCATTCTGTGCAACCAGGCATTCAGCAAGACCGCCGCTCGGACGCTCTACCTTTCCAGCACTGCATGGAGCAGCGCATCGCTCACCGCCACGTTCTACTTCAGGAGGTTGTCATGATTATTAAAACCGTGAACGTGCCGGTTGAGGCACTTGCGCGCATCGCGACAGAGGCGCAGGTCAAGGATCTGGTGGACGGTGTGTATGTGTTCGACTTGTACGACGCGGAGGGCCTGGTGGCATTTAACCGCTACGCGCTGCCGGCCAATGCACCGTTTACGCTGACGCAGGAAGAGATCGACGCGCTGGTCGAGCCCGTTGAGGAGCTGTAATGCCGGACACCGCCCTCTCCGTCGCGATCAAGGAAGCCTACGCCGCCGCGCCGGCGGACGAGACCATCATCCACACGCTGGAATTTCATCATCCGGTCTTTTCCGAGCCAATCCGCGTGGTGCTGGATCATGTCGACCACACCTGCACGCTGGAGGCGGATGCGCCAGAGAATGCCTTGGAGGCGGTGCTTTTCGTCGGGTACTCCTTCGATATGGTGCCGCCCGCCGTGGACGATGGCGCGGCGCCCGAGGTGGTGATCACCATCGACAACGTGAGCGTGGAGATCGAGGACAACATCAACGCCGCGCTGGCCACGACCGACAAGGTGACGGTGATCTACCGCGCCTATTTGCGCTCCGACCCGAGCGCGCCGCAGAACAACCCGACGACCAGGCTGACAGTAACGCAGGTCAGCGCCGACCAGTTCCAGCTCACCGCGCGCGCGCAGCTCGGGGACTTTGCGAATAAGGCGTTTCCCGGCGAGCTATATACGGCGACTCGCTTCCCTGGGCTGGTGCGATGACTCATTGGGCGACCCGTTACATCGGCCTGCCCTGGGCAAACGGCGCGCAAGGGCCGGACGCATTCGACTGCTGGGCGCTGGTGCGCCACGTGCAGCGCGAGCATTACGGGCGCGAGCTGCCGATCATCGGCGTGGATGCGGACGATCTGGCGGCGGTGGGCGCGGCCTTTGCCGGGCACCCGGAGCGCGCACGCTGGCAGCGCGTGGATGCGCCGCAGGACGGCGACTGCGTGCTGACGCACAGGGGAGCGCAGCTCGACCATGTCGGCGTCTATCTCGACCTGGACGGAGGGCGGGTGCTGCACGCGGTGCGCGGCAGCGGTGTGGTGTGCACGGCGTTGCCGGTGTTGCAGCGCCTGGGCTGGCACCCGGTTGAGTTCTACCGCCGGGATCAAGAGTGTTTTTCACGGTCGTCCCCTCTCCCGCTTGCGGGAGAGGGTTAGGGAGAGGGTATGGAGCCGACCTACACCGTCGTCCATGCGCGCAATCCGTTCAACCCCGCGCGCGACCGCACGGTCAGCACGCGCACGCGCCGGGTGCGTCTCGCCGCGCTGGCGCCAAAGACCGCGTTGCCGTTCATCTGCCTTGTCAACGGCCAGCCGGTGCTGCGCGGCTCCTGGAACAAGCGCCCGGAGCACGGCGACATCGTGACCTTCGTCACGCTGCCGCAGGGCGGCGGCGGGGGCGGCAGCAACCCGCTCGGCACCGTGCTGCAGCTCGCGCTGATGGTGTATGCGCCGGGGCTGGGCGGCGCCCTCGCCGGATCGATGGGCATCACAGGCGCATTGGGCGTCGGGCTGGTCAAGATGGGCGTGATGATGGCGGGCTCCGCGCTGATCAACGCCGTGCTGCCGCCGCCGCGCCCGCCCACGCCGCACCAGCAGGCTCAGCTTGCCGCGCCCAGCCCGACCTATTCCCTCGGTGCGCAGGGCAATAGCGCACGCCTCGGCGCGGCCATTCCGGTGCAATACGGGCGGCACATCGCCTACCCGGATTACGCCGCCGACCCTTACGCCGAGTTCGTTGACAACGAGCAATATCTCTATCAGCTTTTCGTGCTCGGGCAGGGCGAATACAGCATCGAGGCGCTCCGCATCGAGGATACGCCCATCGCCAGTTTCGAGGAGATCACCTACGAGGTGGTCGCGCCCGGCGGCACGGTGAAGCTGTTCCCGGCCAACGTGGTGAGCAGCGGCGAGGTGAGCGGTCAAGAGGCGCTGTCCGGCGAGTATCTCGGCCCCTTCGTCGTCAACGCCAGCGGCACGCTGGCCAACTACCTCGGCATCGACGTGGTGTGCCCCAAAGGGCTGTATTACGCCAACGACGGCGGAGGCCTGGCGGAAAAGAGCGTGACCTTCCTCGTCGAGGCGCAGACCGTGGACGCAAACGGCACGCCCTACGGCGACTGGGCGACGCTCGGCACCGAGACCATCCCCGCCGCGACCAATACCGCGCAGCGCCGTAGCTACCGCTACGCCGTGACCGAGGCGCGCTACCAGGTGCGCATCAAGCGCACCGATACCAAGGACACCTCGGCGCGCGCCGGGCATGACCTCAACTGGGCCGGGCTGCGCGCCTACCTGCCGGGCAGCCAGCAGTACGGCAACCTGACCGTGATCGCGATGCGCATGAAGGCGTCGAACAGCCTCTCGGCGCAGGCGGCGCGCAAGGTCAACGTGATCGCCACGCGCAAGCTGCCAAACTGGAACCCGACCACCGGATGGAGCGCCCCCATCGCCACGCGCAGCATCGCCTGGGCGTTCGTAGACGCCTGCCGCGCGGATT